TAGTTTAAAATTAGCTGCCGAACAATTACAATTAAGTATTCTTAAAAAGGATTCTACAATAGCCGTAATGAATGCTGTTGATATGCAGCTTCTAGATAGGTACTCTAATAAACAGTCTGAAATTATAGTAGAGAGAGAAAAGACTGAAACAGCTGTAGAAGAAGTTCAACAACTTAACAATTCTGCTTTAGTTTCAAACCTTAATAAGAGATATCCTGGCGATACTATATCTAATCTTTTACCAGTAGCTGAACCTGTTATACTAAATACCGCAGTAGATTTAGTTAGGTATGATGGGGCTAAAAAAGAAATAGTATTAAAAGATAGTACTATACTAATTTTAGAAGGTAGAGTACAGATTAAAGATAAGATGATTGATGTGTACAAAGAAAAAGAAACTGATTACAAAAATCTAGTTACTAATAAAGATACGCAGATAGATGGTTGGGAGAAAGAATACGAAAAGTTAAAGAGTGAAAATAAAAAGTTATTTTTGAAGAATAAACTTCATAAAATGGCCAACTATGTGCTACTTGGTGGTGCAGCTGTGCTGTTAATAGCTAAGTAAAATAAAATAGTCTATGTCCGAGCAACTCGCTATTAAAGAAGTGATAAAGCAGGAATTTGTCAAATGTGCGACAGATCCTGCTTATTTCATGAAAAAATACTACTGGATTCAACATCCTCAACGTGGTAGAATTCAATTCGCATTATATCCTTTTCAGGAAAAAGTACTGCATATCTTTAAAAATAATGAGTATAACATTACTAACAAGTCAAGACAGCTTGGTATTTCCACATTAGTATCGGCATATTCACTATGGTTAATGTTATTTCACAGGGATAAAAACGTTTTAGTAGTAGCTACTAAGCAGGAAACTGCAAAGAATATGGTTACTAAAGTACGTTTTGCATATAATAACCTTCCTTCTTGGTTAAAGATAAAAGCAGATGAAGATAACCGACTAAGTCTACGTTTATCTAACGGCTCTCAGATAAAAGCCGTAGCAGCTTCACCTGATGCTGGTCGTTCTGAAGCAGTATCGCTATTAGTACTTGATGAAGCTGCGTTTATTAATGGAGTAGATGAAATTTTTACTGCGGCACAACAAACGTTAGCTACTGGAGGTCAATGTATAGCTATTTCAACTCCTAATGGTACTGGTAACTGGTTTCATAAAACTTTTGTAAAGGCTCAAACAGGGGAAAATAAATTTTTACCTATTTCTTTACCGTGGACAGTACACCCAGAACGTACTCAGAAATGGAGAGACGAACAAGATGCTATTCTTGGACCAAGAGATGCAGCTCAGGAATGTGATTGCGACTTTAGTACATCAGGTAATACCGTAATTGACCCAGATTATTTAAACTGGTACCAAACTACATCTATAATGGACCCTATATCTAAAGAAGGTATAGACGGGAACTATTGGAGATGGGAGTATCCAGATTATTCTAGAAGTTATGCTGTAATAGCTGACGTTGCCCGAGGAGACGGTAAAGACTATTCTGCTTTCCATGTAATGGATATAGAGTTAGCTAAACAGGTAGGTGAGTATAAAGGTCAAATGGGAACTAGAGATTACGGTAACATGTTGGTTACAGTAGCTACCGAATGGAATAACGCTATTCTAATAATTGAAAACGCAAATATAGGTTGGGATGTTGTTCAAACTGCAATAGAAAGAGGTTATCAAAACCTTTATTATTCACCAAGATCAGACGTAGCTTTAACTAATATAGAAATGTATATTACTAAGTATGAAAACGGAGAAGGAATGGTTCCTGGTTTTTCTACTAACCAAAGGACTCGTCCGCTTGTGATCTCGAAATTAATTACCTATATTCATGAAAAGTCTTGCAGCTTTCAATCTAAAAGATTTATGGAAGAGTTAAGAACGTTTATTTGGAAAAGCGGTAGGGCAGAAGCTTTACATGGTTATAATGACGATTTAGTAATGGCTTGGTCTATAGGTTTATTTTTAAGAGACACTGCAATGAGATTTACTCAAACAGGATTAGATTTAGCTAGAGCTACTATGAACAGCGTACATAAATCTAACAGCGGCTTTTCTATTTATACAGGTAACCCAGCAAGCGGAGAACTTCCACCTTGGAAAATGAAAGATACTTACGGTAATGCTGAAGACATTACTTGGTTATTATAATATTTAATATTTATATACATGGCAGACAGTAATGTTTTTGATAGATTAAAGAGACTCTTTTCAACTGATGTAATAATCCGTAATATAGGGGGTAACGAAGTGAAGGTAATGGATACAGATCGTATCCAAACTCAAGGTGTTTTACAGACTAATGCTCTAGTAGATAGATTTAATAAGGTATATACAACTTCTAACTCTTACTCCTATAATTTAAATACCTCCCAGAATTATACCACAATGCGTATTCAGCTTTATGCTGATTATGAGGCAATGGATACTGAAGCTATCATAGCATCAGCGTTAGATATTATATCTGACGAATCAACGTTAAAGAACGAGCAAGGAGAAGTATTACAGATACGTTCATCTGATGAGAATATTCAAAAAATCCTATACAATTTATTCTACGACGTATTAAATATTGAATTTAATTTATGGTCTTGGATTAGAAATATGTGTAAGTTTGGTGATTTCTATTTAAAGCTAGAGATTGCTGAAAAGGTAGGTGTATATAATGTAATTCCTTTCTCTGCATATACTATTGTAAGAGAAGAAGGAACAGATATAAAAAATCCTTCTTACGTAAAGTTTAAATATGACCCAACTGCTGTAGCTAGTGGGGCTAGTGGGTATCAAGCAACGTATGCTAACTTATTAGGAAGTGGAGCAGATACTATTTTCTTCGAAAACTTCGAAATGGCTCACTTCCGTCTTATAGGCGATGTGAATTATCTTCCTTACGGACGTTCTTATTTAGAGCCAGGTAGAAAAGTATTTAAGCAATTAGTATTAATGGAAGATGCGATGATGATTCACCGTATCGTAAGAGCTCCTGATAAGAGAGCTTATTATCTTAACGTAGGTTCTATTCCTCCAAACGAGGTAGAGAATTATATGCAGAAGATGATCTCTAAAATGAAAAAGATACCTTATATTGATCCACAAACCGGACAGTATAACTTAAAGTATAACATTCAAAACCTTTTAGAAGATTACTTTATACCTGTTCGTGGTAATGATACTACAACTAGAATCGATACAGTTCCAGGACTTCAGTACAATGGTATAGAAGATGTTGACTATTTACGTGATAAGTTATTTGCAGCGTTAAAGATTCCCAAAGCCTTTATGGGGTATGAAAAAGACTTGACAGGTAAAGCTACTTTAGCTGCAGAGGATATACGCTTTGCACGTACCGTAGAACGTATTCAGCGCATAGTTCTTTCTGAATTAACTAAGATAGCTTTAGTACACTTATATACTCAGGGATACACAAATGATTCACTAGTAAACTTTGAATTAAGTTTAACTACCCCGTCTATCATTTATGACCAAGAGAGAATAGCATTAATGAAAGAGAAGATTGATCTTGCAAGTCAAATGCAAGAGAATAGTCTTTTTCCTACAGATTGGATATACCATAACCTATTCCACCTTAGTGAATCGGAATATGACGATATAAGAGATCAACTTTTGGAAGATAAGAAGAGAGATTTCAGATTTAAACAAGTAGCAGAAGAAGGAAACGACCCAGCTACATCAGGAGAAGCATTTGGAACGCCTCACCAGATAGCAAGTTTATACGGAGGTAACTCTAATTATACTGCAGCTACAGAAGTACCAGTAGGATATGACGAGAAAAATCCATCAGAACCTAAAAAAGTACCTGGAAGACCTACTGAAAAACAATCGTTCATTAACACTCCAGCCGATCCGTTAGGAAGAGATAGAATGGGTACGTACGATATGAAAAGTAAGCCATTAGGAGGAGAAGACGGTGGATTAAGACACAAATACACAGGTGGTTCTGCTTTAGCTTTAGAGAATGCAGTAGCTCAAACGGTATACCACCAGAATAAAGGTTTGTTCGATAATTTAAACAAACGTAAAATAACTCTATTCGAACAAAACAGTTTACTTGACGAAGGTAATATAAAAGAAGATCTTTTGTAAATACTTCTATTTATAATAGCATTGTACTATAATATGAACTCTATTAAGAAACATTCTAAATATAAAAATACAGGGATACTTTTTGAACTACTTGTTAGACAAATAACATCTGATATGATGACTAATAAGGAATCTAAGGCAGTAGATATTTTAAAGAAGTATTACACTAATACAGAACTTTCAAAAGAGTTTACTCTTTATAGTACTTTATTGAATTCTCCTAAAATCAACGAATCAAGAGCTAATACTTTAATTTCTACTATTATAGAAGAAGGTAAGAAACTAGATCAT